CGGTGACGGCGCGAGCCGCGGCTGCGGACTCGGCTTCGCGCGTGCTGACGGCCACGTCCAGCCGCGACTGGATCAGCGCGTCGAGCGCAGCCAGCGTGGACGCCTGGGCGAGCTGCACCTCGGCGCCGTAGAACAGGCTCACGATGCCGTTGTTGCCGAAGTTGATCCGCTGAGTCGCGGGCAGGGTCCGCATCAGGACTGTGCCACCCGCGTCCTCGCGCCGGAAGTAGGCCTCGACGTCGAAGTTCGCACCAACGGTGAACGTCTTCTCGCCGCCGCCCGTGAACGAGTAGAGCACCACGTTGTCGCTCACGCGAATGACGCGCGTGACGTCGGTCGGGTTCGGCCCTTGGAGCGTGATTGTCGCGTCGCCCACGACCCACAGGCTCGGGTTGACGTCGGTCGGCAGGCTGATCTGATTGAGCTTGGTGTACGGGTTGGTCTGCCCGGCGGTGACGCGCAGGCGCATCTCCAGCCCCGTGCCGCCCGCCGCGTAGCCAGTCAGCGCCGCGAACGCGCTCGCGAGGTTTGCGCCTGTGAGCGCCGCGTAGGCGGGCCACGCGGTGCCGGGCACGCGCATGGCGAACTCGGTCACTGTGACCGAGCCCATTGTCTCGGTGCCCGCCAGCAGGCGAGCCCGGCCGTAGGCGTAGGCGACGCCCGGCTCGGTGCCGCCCGTGAGCGCGGCGCCGTTGACCGAAACGATGAGGCCGAGCCCCGCGTAGATGCCCGTCCCGGTGATCGTGTAGCCGCCGCCGATGCTCGTGCCGCTGACAGTGGCGTTGCCGGTGCCGACGACCGCGATGACCGCGGCGAGCGCGGTGGCCGCCGCCGCGTTGAACGCGAGCGCGCTGGTCGTGCCCAGCACCGTGCCGGCCGCGTTCGCGATCGTGAGGGTGAACGTCCCGCCCGTCGGCACACCGGGCGCCTGCGCGATGTTGACGTTCGCTGCGGCGCCCGGTGCATCGACGTACAGATACGGCGCAACGCTCTGGAAGCCCGTGATCCCGTGCATCGCGAACGGCATCGTGATCACCGCCGTGTCCCCGGCCTCGGGCAGCAGGAACGCGCCCAGCGCGTCGGTGTAGGCCGCGCCGGTCAGTTCCAGCGAGGCGCCCGCACCGAAGGGGCCGAACGTCACATGCCCGGTCGTCGGAGTCAGGCTGGGGTCGGTGTAGTTCCCGCCGACCCAGTCGTTCACGCCCGAGAAAGTCTCGGTGATGCCAGCGATCGTGCTCGACACCATGTCGTACTGGCCGCCCTGGCACGCGTCGAGGCCCGCCGCAAGTTGCGCGGTCGCGAACGTCGCGAACAGCTTGCGCGCGATGAGGTTGTTCGCGAGGAAGGTCGAAGGTAGGTCGATGAGCGGGCCGCTGCGCACGTTCGCCAGCGAGACGTTGGCGATCTCCAGCCCGCCGCAAGCCATCGACAGCATGGCTGCGGTGTTGTTCGTGCCGTCGCTCACGCCGCCCAGCACCTTGAGGTTGGACGACGCCGCGTCGGTGGCGATGATGTAGCTCCGCGCGCTGCCGGGGCCGGCGTCTGCGTATCCCGCGAAGGTGCAGCCGGTGCAGTTCGTCGTCAGGACGGCGTTCATCGCGTTCGCGGAGCTTTGCGTGTTCAGGGTCGTGTCGGCGTACTGGTAGCCCGCGATCGTGCATCCGGTCAGGTTGGTGAACGACAACGAGGCGCCGATGCCGACGAGGTTCGTCAGCTTCAGCCCGGCCGGGATCGTCAGCACCTGCAACGTGCGGTTGCCGGTGGTGCTTCGCGTCCCGTAGAACGTGGTGGTCACGCGGTCGAGCGCGGTGAGCGCAGGGGCGACGTTGAGGTTGAAGCCCAGCGGGTTCTTCGCCCCGGTGACGACGCGCTTCATGCTGACCGGGCCGAACACCGACGCGATCTGCGAGGCCGAGACGCTGGCGAACGGGGTCCGGCTATGCGCGAACCCGTCCAGTTCGACGCCGCCGTTGCTGCTGTTCGCCTGCCACGCATCGCCGCCGATGCCGACGTTCACCAGCCGGATGGACTTGAACTGGTCGGTGACCATTCGGAACTTGTCCGAGATGCTGCACCACTCGCAGTCCATAGTGCCCAGCGGCGACAGGTCGATGGCCGACAGGTTGGCGGGGGCGTTCTCGAAAACGATCGCCTGCGGGTTCGTGCCGCCGGTCAGCGAGTTGTTCGCGATGCGCGTGCCCAGCCGCTCGTTGGCGTAGGCGCCGGCCCATGTCACCGACACTGAGGTAGGAATCGGGCCACCGCCGGGCGTCACGGTGCCGACGCCGGTCACCGCCTCGATCGCCGTGTCGATCTGCGCGCTCGTCGCGTTGAACGGGATCGCCGCGGTCGTGCCCAGCACGGTGCCATTCTCGCGGCTGATCTCGATGGTGAACGTGCCGCCGGTCGGCGTGCCCTGCGTGGAGACGGATAGAACCCGAGTCTGGTTCGTCAGCAGCCGGTTGCTGATGAAGATGTTTGGGATGCGGACCGCGCAGCCCGCCGGCACCGCGCGCCCGTTGGTGTTGTCGCCGCAGCGCAGGGTGCGGTTGGTCTCGTGCCAGAACAGCGCCTGCCCGGCGACGGTGTTTCCCGCACTGAACGCGGTCGGGTCCGCGCCGCCGACGGTCGTGTTCGCCCCGACGTTAAGGTTGAACTTCGGGTCTTCTTGGACGACAAGCCACGGCATGAACACGCCGCTGCCCGCGCTCTCCTCGACCTCGACGTAGGTCATCGTCTTGATGACGCCGCCGAACAGCGCGGTGAAGTCCCACGTCTGCGCCGCCCCCGTGCCGGCCGCGAGCGACATCGGAGCGCCACGGATCTCCAGCACACCCCCTGCCTCGAACCGCAGGTCGTGGTCCATGTCGTGCAAGTCGAAGATCAGAGGCACCGTGGTGCTGCTGTTCTCGATCCGCAGCTTGCCGGACGTGATGCACTGGATCGTGCCGGGGCGTGTCGCAGGCGTGGCGCTCACGGTCAGCGTCGCGCCGTTGCGGATCTCGATGATCTCGGCCTGCGCGTAGCTGACGCCGGTGAGGTTGGTGCTGCTGGTGACGATAGCCATCAGTCGCGCACCTTATCCACGATCCACGTCCAGCCGTGCGACTGGCGCGGCGGCGAGAGCGCGGCACGCTGCTCGTCGGACAGGCTCGTGTCCTGCATCAGCGCGTCGTACAGCATCTGCGCGTATGCCAGGTCGGTGAAGATGTGATGGAGGGACGGATCGGGTTCCATGCGTCAGCCCTCCCCGCGCAGCGTCGCGCCGTTGCGGATCTTGATGGTCTCGGCCTGCGCGTAGGACACGCTGGTCAGGTTCTGACTGGTCGTTACGATCGCCATCAGGCTGCGTCCTCGACGATCAGGTCACGGGGCATGGGTTAAGCTTGCCAGGTGACCGATCCACCGACGAGCACGTACGCGCCGCCCGACCACATGAACTCGACGATGAGCCGCTGATTGGCGGTGCCTGCCGCAGTCGTTCCGAGCGCCGTCCCGGTCGCGCCGACGAACTGCGAGCCGAACGCAAGGGTGAAGCCCCCCGTGGCGTTCTGCTGCGCGATGACGGCGACCCGCTTGCCGATGGCCGCGCTGTTCCACGGCGGGTTGACGATGATCGTGTTGCCGGTGAGCGTCAGCGTCAGCGTATCGACGACGTTGAGCTCTTCCGTCACGTTGCCCGTGACGTTGCCTTTCGCACGCAGATAGCCGCTGTTCGTCGGCCGCTGCATGCAGAAGAAGCAGTTGTCCTGCGGCGACGGGGAAACCCCCTGCCAGAAGAACTGCGCGGTGACCGACTCGCCCGCCGAGTTCGTCCAGGCGACGTTCTCCCAGCGCAGCACCGGCCCGTTGAAGTTGCGGAACGACACAAGCGGCACGCGCGGCGTGCCCGACGGCAGCAGTCCGTCGAGATGCAGCACCGCGCCGTTGCCGTTGCCGATCTCGAACGCAGGCCCGGACAGCTTGTCGCCGTTCTCAAGCTTGCCGTTGCGCCACGTCTGCTTCGCATTCCCGGTTGCGCCCGACTGCGCGCCGAGCAGGAACAGCCGCTGGCACGACTCAGGGTAGTAACCGTCCACCGTCAGCGTGCCGTGCGCCAGGCCGTCGGACGCGACGAGGTGCCGCAGGTGGCTCGCCAGGATGTTGCGGATGACCGTGTTGTCGGCATTCAGCCGCGCGCCGTTGCCGCCAACGCCAGCCGGTTGCAGTGGGTAGAACGGGGAGTTGGTCTTGCCGATGGAGAGGAACGCGCCCATCGTCGGCACCGTGCTGCGCGCGCCACCCGTCGCGGCGTTGTGCGACATGGTGACCTGAGTCGGGCTGTCGATAGACCGAATGACCGCATGATCCGGCATGCACGCTGCAACTGAGGCGCTGGCGTCGTTCAGCGACATGCCGCGTCGCAGGTTGGTCGTGTCGCTCATGGTCACGAGCGGTGATGCGTTGGTGAACGTCATCGTGCGCGCCGACAGTTGGCACATCGGGTACGGCGACTCGAAGGTCGTTCCGTCCACGTTGTAGCCGAACTCGACGCAGAACATGCAGTAGTTCCACCAGCAGTCGCGGAACGTCTGCGTGGTGCAGTCGTTCAGCGCCACCGCCGAGAAGTAGTCGACCCACGAGCACTGCGAGAACCCGGCGTTGAAGAACACATGCTGGTTCGCGGCATCGCCACCGCCGAGCTGCACCGCGCGCTGGTTGACGAACACCTGCACGAGGTTGCCCGACGTCGCGGCGAAGTTCGTAATCGTCGGCTGATCGGCGAACGTGACCGTGATCGGGCTGGTGCCGGCGACGCTGGTGACCGTCGCCCAGTGCGGCGCAGGGCTCACCATCGACGCATAGGCGTCCGCGCTGATGCAGATGGCATCGCCGACCGAAACGGCAGTGCCGGCAGGTAGCGTGCAGCTCGTCGCCCCTGCGCTGATGCCAGCAGACAGCCCGCGAACGTCGCGCACGACAACGCCCGGCCCGGCCCACTTGATCTTCTCGAACCGCAGGTGCGTGGTCTGCGGCGTGCCGTCGTTCGTGAACAGCCAGTCGGCACCGCTGCGTGCAACCGTCGAGATGAACGTCGTCGCGCCCTCGCTGCGGAAGGTCGGCCACCGCCCCTCCGGCGTCGACAGCATCGAGAACGCTTCATTCGCCGGGGGGCCGCGCCACAGGATCGGCGGCACGTAGTAGAAGTCGCCGCCCGGGAACACGACCTCCAGCTTGCCCCCGCTTGCAGCAATCCGGTCGGCGACGTTCTGCAGCAGCACGGTATTCGCGGCGGCATGGGCCGACCCGGTCTGCAGGCCCTTGACGATCACGGCCGGCGACACGAGCCCCGGATCGACCACCACCCCGTGACCGCGCTGCACGATGTCGCGCTCGATCTGCTGCGACAGGTTCAGCACCTGCCCGATGGTGTAAGCCCCGTGCGAGAGCGTCACTGACTGCGTGATGCGGACCGTCATTGCTGATTCTCCTGATTTGGCTCAGCCGGCACGTCGTCGTCTTCGACCTCGATCACCTCACTGGCCGCAATCCGCCCGTCCGGACCGCGCATGTGGCGCACCACCTTGCGACGGGCAAGCGGCGGCTGTCCGCGCTCGTTGACGCCCTGCGCAGCCAGTCGCTCGCGCCGCGCGTTCGTGTCGCTCTTCTCGCGCGAGTCGCGGTCCATCGCCGCGCGGGCCAGGTCGACCTGGTGCTGCAGGAATGCGGCCGAGCGGCGAACGTCGGCGTCGAGCTGCGCCTTCTGGAAGTCGGCGCGGATGCCGAGCTCCTTGAGCCGCACGTCCTCGGCGGCCTTCTGGCGATCGAGCGAGAGCTTCGCCTGCTCGGCCATGAGGCGCGGATCCGGCGGCGGGCCCATCTGCTGGCCGGGCGGCTGCTTCGCGGGGTTCACCCAGAACTCGTCGGGGTCGCGGTAGCCGGCCTCGGTCGTGATCTTCGCGAGCGAGTTGTACATCGTCTGCGGATTCGACAGGCCCATGCCGGCCACGCCCTGCTGCGCGGTCACGATCATCTGCAGCAGGGAGATGCGGGCCTGCTTGTCGCCGCTGCCGAGCGCCACGTTGACCCGCATGTCACTGCGCTTCTGCCACTCGCGCGGGTCAACCGCCGTCCACTTGCCGCGAAGCTGCATCGTCAGCTTCTTCTGCCCGTGCTTGAGCAGCAGCGTGTGGACGATCTGGTACAGCTCCTTGACGCCCGTCTCGGCGAAGACGCGGGCGATCAGCTCGATGCGCGCCATCGCGGCGCTCATCACCTGGTTGATCCCGCTGGCCGTCTTGTTCAGCGCGTTGCCGTCGAAGTTCTGACCCTGCAGCACGCGCGGCGAGGCACCGGTCCTGTTCTCGAGCACGCTGTCCATGTACTCGATCGTCTGAATGATCGGCGCGCCCAGCGCGGGCGTCACCAGCGGCACGATCGCAGTCGACGGGTCGCCCGAGACACGCACGATGCCGCCCGGGCGCACGGTCAGCAGGTCGTCGAGGTTGACCGTGTCCTCGTTGATCGCGTGCCGGCCGTTGTTGGCCAGGTACATGTTGTCGAGCAGGCCGCGGATCAGCGTGGTCTTGATCTCCTGCAGATCCATGACCGCGTCGGCCACGCTCATGCCCTGGTGCCGGTGCGGCACGATCGTGGGGGTGAGCGCCGCCACCAGCACGCGGTCGTACGGCTCGTTCGCGAGGATCGTCTTGCCGACCACCACCACGCGGCGCATCTCGGCGATGCCGTCTCCGTCGTAGTCGACGCGCATGAACGCGGTCCGCACGCGCACCTCGCGGCTGGCCGGATCGTTGTCGTCGGCGGTGCCGTCCTCGTCGGTGCGGGTCAGCACGCGGTTCCGGATGGCCTCGACGTTGCGCCCGTCGGTCGCGAAGCTGCCGTCGTCCTCGTCGGCCAGCGAGTCGGGCACGTCGAAGCCCGCCTCGCGCAGCTCCGAGATGGTCTTGTCCTCCCAATACTCGACGAAGTTCGCCCTCTGCAAGCTGACGTGCTTGTAGCCGCCCTCGACGCGGATGCGCTCCGGCGGGATGGTCTCGATGCAGACCTTGCCCTGCGGCTCGCGCCGGCGCAGCGTGACGTCCCAGAACTCTTCGACGCCTGCGGCCGTGGCCACCATCTGCCGCTCGGACTCGACGATGTCGATGTCACGGTCCTCCATCAGCAGCGTGAGCTCCTCGACCGTCATGTTGCGGTAGCGGCTCTCGGTCGTCTCGGTGCGCTCGTCCCAGTAGGCGAGCACGTAGGCGTTCTTCGACAGCAGCGCGTCTGTGAACCAAGCGTAGAGCGTCGCGAACCCGTCGTTCTGGTCGACGACGACGTGGTCGACGACGTCCGTCTCCTGGTCGGCCTGCTCGACGTCCTCCGGGCCCTTCGGGGTGAATTTCACCACCTGTTCGCCGCCGAAGAACATGCGCAGGAGCGCGGGCTTGATCCACTCGATGGTCGAGTAGACCTCGCGCATGACGATCTGGCTGCGTCCCTCGACCTCGTTGCCGAGCGCATCGCCGAAGTAGTAGGACAGCGCCTTGGCGTTGTCGCCGGAGACGGTCGCGTTCTCGCTCTTCGACTCGCGGGACTCGATCAGCGCGAGCAGGCGCTGCTCGCCCATCTCGCGGTTCTTTTTGCGTGCGGCCGGTTTAGCCATCGACGGCCTCCTTGCGTGGGGCCTGCCGCGAGATCGCGACCTGGGCGAGCGTCGTGCGCAGCGTGGTGATCTCGGCGTGCATGAGCTCGAGCGCCTCGCTCTGCTTGCGGCAGCCGGCCAGGATGTCCTGCATGGCCTCCTGCTGCATCTGGACCTGTGCACGGAGCAGCGCGACGGACTGGGCGAGAGCCATGGACATCAGACGATCCCCAGCGCAGGGTAGTTGATCTGGGCGCGCTTGCGCGACTCGGTGCGGCCCTTGATCAGGTTGCCGAACAGCCGCGCCGCGATGTACTGCAGCGCGTCGTGCGGGTGCGAGTAGTCGTTCTTGTCAGGCGTGTCGTGATACCGCGGCTCCACGCCGCCGATCTGCACGCGCTTGTAGGTGTAGCGGCCTTGGAAGCCGCGGCGCAGCATTCGGCAGCGCGGGTTGACCACCAGGCGCGGGCGGCCGCTGACCAGCGTGTTCAGCCCGTGCTTCACGCTGCCCAGCCGGATCTCGATCACCTGAATGCCGTCGATCATGTGGAAGCCGCGACCGCGCAGGATCGAGAAGCAGGTCTCGTTCTCCTTGGCCAGAGCGCTCGTGGCGTGGCCAGCTGGGTCGCCGACGCTCGTGACCTTCGCGTGGTCGATCCACGGGTAGCGCTGCGCGAGCATGGCCAGCACCTCGTCGGCGAACGCCTCCATGCCGATCGAGTCCGCGGTGAGCTCGTCGAAGGCGACGACCTGGCCGTTCGGCAGCTGCTGCGCGGCGACAAACGCGGGCTGCAGGCCGAAGTCCCAGCCGAAGAGCAGCGAGTCCATCGCGGCCTTCTCGTTCGGCTCCGCGGCCGGGCTGCAGTGCACGCTGTCGACGTACGACGGGTAGACCGGCTTGCCCTCCCGGACGTAGCCGTACTCGGCGTCGACGTAGACCCGCACGAAGTCCGGATCGGCCGAGTCCGCCATGTCCTGGTAGTAGCCCGGGCGCAGGTTCGGCAGGTTCTCCGCGTGCGGCGAGCGGCCGCCGGGTTGGCGGAACAGCGCCCAGTTCCGCGGGCGCACCTCCTCGAACTGCTTGTACCACCAGCTGTCGTCGTCGGGCGGGTTCGTGTCCATGATCGCGCCCGGCTCGACGCAGCCGCCCTGCGCGACGCTCGGGTAGCGGCCGACGCGACCGAGCAGCGCCTGGATGATCGGCCATGGCACCTCGCGGGCCTCGTTGACCCAGGCGCCGGTGAGCTCGAGCGAGAGCAGGTTGCTCACATGGTCCGGTCGGTCGAGCGCGCGGAACAGGATCTCCAGGTGCAGGTCGGGCAGCAGCCGGTCGATCACGAGCCGGTGCTCGGACTTCAGGTACGTGCCGAAAGCGCTCGCCGGCAGCCACTGCTCGACGGTCCGCATCGTGGTGTCTTCGAGCTGGCGGTACGTGTTGCGGATGACCGCGAAGCGCGCGCGCCGCATGCCGTCGGGCCCGACCGGCTGGCGCTCCGCCCACTTCACCAGCTCGATGACGCATCCGGCGCTTTTGCCGCTGCCGAAGGGCCCCATCAGCCCGCGAACGAAGGTGCCGTGCGCGTCGCTGAACCGCGCGAGCGTCGGCGAGTGCGTGTAGTGGTAGGCGAGGACGCTCACGATGCGCCGTCGCCGGGCTTGCGCTCGTACGCCGCGGCTGTCGGCCCGATCAGCAGGCGGATGCCGCCGCCGTTCTCACCGACGTGCTCGTGCGTCGATCGCTCGCCGTAGACCTTCGGCAGCATCTTCGACAGGAGCCACTTCCGAGTGTCGACCCGCAGCCTCGAGCGGGCGACAACCTCGGCGTTCGTGCGCTCGTTGCCGTCCGCGTCCTGATGCGTGTCGCTCGAGCCGTCGTCCGCGATCTCGAGCAGCTCCTCGGCCAGCCGCTCATAGCCCAGGGCCCGAGCGTGCGCGTACTGCGAAGCGAAGCCCTGCACGTCGTCGCGCGCCCACAGTCGAACGGCGGCCTCGGTCGGCATGCCGTCATCGCGACAGATGGCCCGCAGCGACTCCCCGGCGGCGAGACGCTCGCAGATCAGGTCCGCGATCTTCTGCGTGTACGTGGACTTGCGCCCCACGATCTCAGCCGCGCCAGGCGCGCAGAGCGAGGTGCACGGCGATGGCGAGGTGCTTCTGCACGCCCGGGAACGGGGCCTGCGGCGCGAAGCGGAAGCGGTTGATGCTCTCCGGACCTTCGACGACCGCGTCCTCCCAGGCCTCGCGGTGCACTGCGTTGACCGCGGCGCTGTAGCTGCGGTTCAGCACGGCCGCTTACCGCCGCCCTTTCCCTTGCCTTTGCCCTTGCCCTTCATCGCGTGCCCCATGTGAGAAGCCCGGCGCGGGGCCGGGCTAAGCGGTCCTGGCGGACCGCGGAGGAGGAGACGGGACGATTGTCACGCTGGCTGGCTTTCGGAATCCCGAACGATTGCGGCGGCTGCGAGCCCTCGAACGGTGTGCTCGCCCCAGAGCTCGAGGAGCGCCTCGCCGTCGGAGTGGCGCGGCTCGGCGCCGAGGTTCTGCCAGCCGTGGACGGTGGCGATGCCGACGTCGAGGGAGCGGGCGATCTGGGTGAGCGAGACGCCGGCGCCCCGCAGCTCGAGGATGACGCGAGGCCAGTCGATGGGGGGCGCTCGGCGGGTCATGACGCTGCGAGGTACTCGACGATCAGGTCGCGCGCGGCGATCCAGCCGACGCAGACCTCAGCGCGGTAGCCGCGCTCGTTGTAGCCGGCGATCCACTCGCGCTGCTCTGGGGTGACGGAGTAGCGGCCGGGCTTCTTGAGTTCGATGCGCAGGCCGTGATAGCCGCCGCGGGGCACGTCGAGCAGCACGTCCGGGACGCCGCGGCGCACGCCCTCGGCCTTGAGCCGGGCGGCCGTCCTTGCGCTGCGCTGCCCGCCGTTGGGCACCGCGAACAGCCAGCGCAGCTCGGGGTGCTGCCGGCGAACGGCATCGGCCCAGGCGAACAACGCAACCTGGTGCGCGTGCTCGTCGCCTCCGGTCACACCGGCACCACGCGATCAAGCAGCGCGCGCAGCTGCTGCACCTGGTCGGCCGTGAGCTGCACGCGGTCGTCGACCTGCAGCGCGCCGTAGATCACGACCGTGCCGTCGAGCCATACGCAGGCGTCGAACGACGGCTCGTCGGGCGGCGCCTCTTCCTCGGCAGCGGCCTCCTCGACCGCCTCCGGCGCGCGAGGCGCACGCGGCGGGCGCGGCGCCGGCAAAGCCGTTGGATCCAGCCGCCACAGCGCGCCCGGCCCCTCCCCCGCCTGCACCGTGTCGTGCATGCCGCCCAGCTGCTGCGCCACGATGATCAGCGGCTTGCCCAGCGCCTCGGCCAGTTGCGCGGTCGTGCGGGTCCGGCCCTCGGCCAGGATCTCGCGAATCTCGTCTCGGATGCTCATGCCGCCTTCTCCTGCGCCGACTCGGCGGCCTTCTCTCGCTCGATCAGCACCAGCAGGCGGGCCCGGACGATCGCCCACTCGTCGGGCGGGATCGCGCGTTTCACCGCGGCGGAGTTCGCTTCGCGATCGCGCTTGACGCCGGCCATGATCGAGCGGGCGTAGCAGCACAGCTGGTTGCGGTAGAACGCGTGCAGCCGATCGTCCTCGGCGGCGCGGCACTCGGGGCAGAGGGTCATGCTGCCCGTCCCATGCGTGCTGCTTCGATCGCGGCGAGGCGACGGTTTTCTGCGGCTGCGATCTGTGCGCGCTCGGCTGCCGCGCGTGCGGCGCCGACGACGTTGCCCTCGCGCAGGACGGCGAGCTGCTCGCGTTCCTCGCGGGTGAGGTCGAGCGCATCGCAGGCCAGCTCGACGGCGGCGTTCGTGAGGCGCACGTCGTGGTCGACGTAGCGGTCGACGATCTTGTGCGCCCATTCGCGCTGCAGGCCACGGCCGGGGCGCTGCATGCCGGCGACCATCTCCCGGATCTTCGCCAGAGCGCGGCGGCCGTTCTCGGTCCGTCGCATGGTCCACGGCCCGTTGTGCTCCTCGGCCTGCCAGGCCTCGGCCTGCTTCTCGCGGCGGTCGATGCCGCGGTCGCGCAGCTGGTCGGCAAGCGCCGACGGGGTCGGCGGGCGGTTGTTCCGGGTGACCCAGTCGTCGAGGGCGCCGACGACGTCGCCGAGCGGATGGGCCCGCAGCGTTCGGAACCAGACCTCGCATCCGGCGGCGCCTGGCGCTCGGCCGCCGAGGGCATCGAACACGCCGGCGAGAGCCTCGGCGAACGGCTTGGCGTCATGCGGCTGCATCGGATTCCCCTCGTTCCCGGGCCTCGGCCTCGAGCTTGGCGACGAGCTGGTCGAGCTCGGCGTTGGTGACCCCGCCTCGGGCGGGTGCTGCTGCGCCGACGACCGTCAGCCGGCCAGCATCGGTGGCCCAGCCCTGCAGCGTGGCGAGGACGTAGCCGATCGCCGGGGCACTGCCCTTGCGGCGGGCGCACTCGGCGATCACGTCCCGCAGCGTCTCGACCGTGACCCCCTGCTCGGCCGCGGCGATCAGCCTCGGATCGCTGCCGGTGACCTGCACGCCGTGCTGCCTCGCCTCGATCGCCAGCCTCACCGCCGGCGGCAGGTCGGGCGCGGGCGCGCTCGCGGCGAGCGATAGCGAGCTTCTCTTCCCTTCCCTTCCCTCTCCCTTGGTGAACGTAACGGTGTCCGTTACGGAGTCCGTCGCGCTCTCCGTTACGGACTCCGTCGGG